ATCTCGCCGCGCACGCGCGCCATGAGATCGAAGCAGATCTGGCGCGCGGTCGGCAGGCGATCGATCGACGCGTACCAGGTCGGAATGTGCTCGGCGCTGAAGCCGGACCAGTCGCCCGATTCGATGTGCGGCCGCTCATCCTTGTAGCGAAGGAAGATGTCCTGCGTCTCGTGGTGCGGGCCACGCTTCGACAGGCGGCACGGGTTCTTGTCCCACAGCTCGGGCTGGCGCTGCAGTTCGAGCAGCAGCGGCATGACGTCGACGCCCGCGGCGATCTGTTCGAAAGTCTTCATGCGATCACCAGCCTCTCGAAGTCTTCCTCGGTCAGAGCGCCGTCGGTGTTCGGCCAGACGCAGGCCCACAGCGCCGGCGTGACGGACTCGATCTCATGGGCCACGTGCGCCGGCAGCTCGATCGCGGCTGGCGCTTCGTACTCGGTGACTGCCTGCGACGTCGTCACGCGCACGGCGCCCAGCAGCAGCATCCCCAAGTGATCCACCGTGTGCGCGTGCTGGCCGATCACGCGGCCGGCCGGCATACGGAACACCTTCGCGAAGCCATCTCCGACGAAGAAGGCGTCGCCCTCGATTCCGAGGGCAGCCATGTCGTTGGCGAGGCTCATTCGAACAGCACCGTCAAGATGATGTCGCCCGCGCCGACGCCGGTGTTGTCTGTGTCGACCGCGTTGACCGTCATCGCCATCACGATGCCCAGCTTGAAGTTGATCCCGTCGGTCGGGAAGGCCGTGAAGCCGCTCGAGGCCGGCAGCGCGAACGTGATCGCGGGCACATCGGTACCCACCACCACCGGGTCAGCCTTGTCGTAGAACTTCAGATAGCGCGCCGCGGCATTCGTGTTGACGGCGATGATGCCGCGCAGGTTGCCACCAAGCTGCTGAACCGTCGCGAGGTTGACGTCGGCGGTCGACGTGCGCTTGAGCTTTTTCGAGGACATGGTCCTACCTTTCCATCTGCCCCGGCTTGGAGCTGTAAACGACCGGCGGAATCTGCGTTGAGCCCGTCAGCGAGTTGTTCTGGGCGACCTGGACGGTCGCAGCGAGGGTCTGGGCGTTCGCATCGACCTGCTGCGACACGGCGGAGACGCCATTGACGGCCGTGATCGCCTGAGCGCGGGTGTCGACGACGGTGTTCGACAAGTCAGGAATCGAGTCGCCCTGCACGCCTCCGAGCCGCTGCTCGAACAGGTCATGCAGGAAGCGATACCAGTCCGGATTTATGCGGACTCGACCGTCCTTCTCGACGGTGCCGATGAACTGGCTCGTCGGCAGCTGCAGTTTCTGATTGGCGGCGCTCGCCGATTGTTGGATGCCGGTGCCCCCGCTGTATGGCTGCGGCTGTTCCAGCGCTCCAGCGATGATCTGAGCGCTCGCAGCGCCGCCCTTCTTCGACGTGTTGCCCAGGAAGACGCCCAGGCTGATCGAAGCGGTCTCGGAGGCCACGGCGCTAGAAGATCAGGCCGTAGCTGTCAGCGCTGAGCGTGTGGCTCCCCTGCGCCGCATACACGTCCTCGATGATGGTCGACAGCGCGCTGCCGCTGCCGGCGCCGGTTAGAACGATGGCGGAGCCGCCTGCAGTCGCCGACACCTGGAACGTGTCCGTCGTCGCGTTGACGACGAAATAGACGGTGCCTTCGACCAGCGGAGGCGGCACAGTGCTGTTGAAGAAGACGACCTTGGTTCCATTGGCCAGGCCGTGCGCGGTCGATCGCACGAGATTGTTGGCCACGTCGATTTGGAACAGCAGTTGCGAGCCGCCGTTGGGAGCGTAGCCCACATAGGTGCCGGAAACCCAGAAGCCGAACCATCGGACGGTCGTCGCCGGAACATCGAACGTCACGGCGGCAGACAGCGCACGCGATCCGCCCGCCGCCGCGCCGAACGTCACCGCCTTGCGCGCATAGGCCGGCGCGCCGCCGCTGACTTCGTTGGCGCCGGTCAGGCCTGGGAAGGCCGTGTGCAGCGATGCGGTGTCGACCGTCAACGCATTGAGCATCGTGTTCTTGGCCGCGATGGTGAGGCTCATTGGGACACCTGAAGAGAAGCGCCGATGACGTCTCGGCAGACGGGGTCGCTGATGGACACCTCGTAGATGCGGTCACGCGCGGCACCGAGCCTGCGCGCGATGGCGCGCTGCTTGGTGGCGCCGGTCTGGCCGATCGCGACTTGGCGCTGGTTGCTCCACGTCTGGCCCGAGTCGTCGGACCAACGCAGCATCAACTGCGGATTGGCGCCCTGGCCCGTCAGCGGCCCCTGGCCCGATCGCAGCTGGACCTGCAGCGTGTTGTGGAACAGGCGTTCACGCATTTCGCCGTCCCACACATGCGCCGTCCGCCGCACGGTTACGAGCGGCGCGCCGTTGTCGGTATAGACGTTGCGACTGAGCGCATAGATCTGCCCATTGGCATAGTCGCCCACCAGGCGCTGATTCTGGAAATTGACGTAGCAGTTGGAGCGGTGACGGTGGAACAAGCCGGTCGTCGCATCGAAGCTCAGGCGCTTGTGCCAGCGGTCCGCGGTCTTGTCGTAGACCCAGGTGACGTCGGCCGTTGGGAACGTGATCACGTAGAACGTGTGGCCGCCTTCCGAGTAGCTATAAGCGATCGCGTCGCTCACCACCGGGTAGCCATTGATCGCCTGTGCGACTGCCTCGCTCGAGATGACCTTGACCTGGTAGCCCTCGGTCATCACCACCAGGTTCTGGCCGCGCTCCGAGCTGGCCAGCCATGCGAGTCCCGTGTCGAACCGGGTGATCGAGTGCTTCGCTGCGGTGCCGATTTGCAGCGTCACGCCCTGCAGTCGCGAGAACGGGAAGAACTGGTTGCCGGCGTCGTACCAGACCTCGGTCGTGCGCTCGCCGACGAGCCATATCTCGCGCAGCGACTCGATCATCGTGATCAGGTTGTCGGTGCTCGAGTCCTTGAGCGCGAAATAGGTCGCGTCGAACGATTTCACACCATCCCAGTAGAGCGGTGACGTGTAGAAGGTCTGCGTGCCCGGCTTGTTGAAAACGAGCCAGCCATCGACAAATAGGACCCTGTCGGATCCATAGAACGCCGGGTCTGAGATCGCTTTCAGCGTCTTCGAACTGATCGTGTAGACGTAGCCGGCTGCCGTACCATCGACGAGCACTGCAATGCCACCGGTCCCGTTATCCCGAATACCCACCTGCCCGGTCGATGACGCTATGGTGCCGACGAGCGCCGCCGAGTACGCCGGGAACGCGGTCGACGTCGCCGCCGTGATGACGGATAGCAGGTAGACCGATGAACCCGAGACCCATAGGCACGTTGCGCCGCCAGGGAGCACCCACGCGCCGCGCACTTCGCCAGCGAACATCGCCGCGACTTGCTGCAGCCCAGGGCAGCCTAGCAGCGTCCATTGCTCTTTCGACTTCTCGCGCTGAGATTGCTCCGGAAACCAGTTGATCAGCTCCTGGGCATCTTGGTCGGGGTTCGCAGCGGCGTAGGCATCGCCGACGAAACCCCAGTCCATTATTCGAATCCCCCGTGAAGGATCCAGCCTGCATCGGCGCGGCCAGGCGCCACGATGCCGCCGTCATAGCTCGATGGCGTCGGCGGGCTCGCATTGAGCGCGCGCAGGGCATCCTTGGCCTTCTTCGCCTGCGCGCCCAGCAGCGCGGGTGGCTGCTTGCCGTACTCCGGAGCGAGCTCGAGAGCCAGGCTCAGCTTGATCGCGCGCGAGTAGCCCTGAGGCAGGCTGACGGTATCGGTGAGCGTCGCGAAGTCCGCGATGATCGCGTCCGTCCACATGTGCAGCTCGGCGGCGCCGTTGGGGACCGGCCAGACCGTGATCGTGGAGTACGGGAATCCCGGGTTATAGAACAGCACCTTCGGCCACGGGCCCGGCTGTGTCTTCAGCCCGATGCCGCTGTACTGGTCCAGCGTCCAGATGTCGCATGGTTGGTCGATGTTCGATTGGCCGCTCGTGGTCAAGCGCGTGTAGGCGTTGGTCACGCGCAGCGGCCGCGCGATCGGGAAGTCGCCGGGCACCGTGAAGCTCACGAGCTGCGCCGGGAAGGTGGCCGTGGCGGGCAGCGCCGGCGTGAACGTGATCGTGTTGGCGCCGATCGCCGTCACGACCGCGGCGCTCGGAATGCCCGGCGCGGCTAGGCCGGAACCGAGGATGATGCCCGCTGGCACCGTGACGCCGGTGATGATGTTCGAGCCCTGCGTGACGATGCCCGAGAACGAGCCGGTCACCGGGTTGCCCACGGTGTAGGTCGCCTTCCCGTTCTGGAAGGTCATGATGTTCTCGGTGTTGTTGATCACCGAGAGGTGCTCCGTCGACCAGGTGTCGATCATGTCGTTGAGCACCACCAGGGCATCGGCGGCCTCGGCACCGCTAGGCACTTCGCCCGAGGCCAGGACGTTGATCTTCCGGAGCGCGCCGGTGATCAAGTCCAGGGCGGTGGTCACGCCGCGGGTTCCTCGGTCTTGGCGGCCTTGCGGGCGCGCTTTGGCGCTTCAGCCGCGCCGATGAAATCGATCGGCGAGTCGGTCCAACCGCCATCGACAGCTTCGGCCTCGTCCTGCTCGCTCTCGATGACCAGCTTCTTGATGGAGCCACCCGGCGCCAGGCCGGCCTTGAGGGCCTCTTCGTCGGGGAATTGCACGTCGCTGCGATACAGCATCTTCGGATAGGTCATGGTGTCAGCTCGCGTTGGAAGGGAGTGGGAGGGTCTCGGGCCGGTTGACCTCGAGCAGGTAGTTGCCCGCCGGCGGCGTCAGGGAGCCGCCGGTGTTGTTCTGGAACGAGACCGACAGCGTCCCCGCCGCGCTCACGCGCAGGTTGACGATGTCGATGAGGACGGTCCAGGCGCCCTGGAACTGCAGCGCGGAGACCTGGTCGCCGACGAGCAGACCCGGCACGGAGAAGGTCTGCTCGGCGGAGGTCGTGGCGCCCACCGCAACCGGCGTGAGCGCGAGGCTCATGAGGATCGTGGTGGCGATGTTTCCGCGGTTGATGGTGGTGCTGGTCATGGCGTCCTCACAGAGCGTCGGAGGGCAGCGGCAGCGACTCCGGCCGGCCCCAGATGAAGCCGTAGGCGGTCGACGCCGGCGTGAGTGAGCCGCCGGTGGAGTTGTTGAAGGCGATCGTCGCAGTGTTCGGCGCCGTCACGCGCACGTTGGCCACCGAGATGCCCGCCGTCTGCGCTCCCGCGCACTGGCAGTTCAGGTAGTCGCCCACCTGCAGGCCTGGGATGGTGAAGTTCTGCTCCGCGGTGGTGTTGGCCCCGACCGAAGCGGGGGTCAGCACGGTGGCGAACTGCTTCGTGTAGAGGATGTTTCCGCGAGGGATCGTGGATCCGGGCATGTGGCCTCCTGGAAAAGGAGCGGGCCCCGAAGGGCCCGCGGATCAAGGATCAGACGACCGCGGCGATGGCCGCAGAGCCCGGGATCGGACGACCGATCGTGATCGCGTAGGTCTCCGAGGCCGTCGGGGTGATGCCGGCGGCCGTCGGGTTGACGAACGTGATGTAGAACTTGTCGGCGACCGCGGGGTCGTTGCGCCAGCCGGCGATGCCAAGCCCCGCCTGCGCGGTGGGCTTGCTCACGCTCAGGATCACGTCGCCGGGCAAGATGCCGGTTCCGAGGCCCGAGAAGGTGATTTCCGTCGCCGTGATCGTGGCGATCTGCGCGATGGTGCCGAGATTGACCGCGAGGGTCTCGATCTTGGCGAGGTTGGACTGCGGCGGCTGGGTGTTGAAGGTGGTCGTGACCGACGGTCCGGGATTGACGGTGGGCATGTTGGTGCTCCTGTGAAGTGGTGGACGCCCGACCCGTCAGGGCCAGGCAGGTCGATCAGCCGGCCACGCGGGTGCCGAGCTCGCGATACAGCGGCGAGAAGCCGTACAGCACGTCAGCGCGGCACGGCAGCGAGTCGTTGTTGATCGTGTACTGGCGCACGATGCGGATCGAGTAGCCGCCCTTCTTCGTCGACGCGCGGCCGGCGAAGTGCACGCCCTCGGGCAGCGGCAGGTCCGCGGTAGCCAGCGTCAGGAAGTTGCGATGGAAGGCCAGGCACTGCGGCGAGACCGTGCCCGCGGTGCCGAGGACCGTGATCGCGGCGTTGTTGATCGGCGCAGCGTTCACGTTCTGGAACTGGCCACCGCTGATGATCGCGGGAGCGATCGAGATGGTCAGCGCGCCGGCGCCGCTCGACGAATACGTGCCGCCGGTCACCGTGGTGCCGTCGACGTCGAACGTCGGAGCGAAGGTGCCCTGCGTCAGCGACACGCCCGTGGCCGCGCGCACCACGAACTGGCGCAGGCGGTTCGGGCCCACCGGGGCACGCGATTGCGGGTTGACCAGGTAGACGTTGGCGATCGTGAACACGTCGCCGACGTTCATGCGTGCGGCGGCCGCGGCGGTCCACCCCGAGGTCTGCAGCGTGCCGTTGTCGGCCCAGCCGGTGGTCAGCAGCGCCGTCGACGTGCCGGTGGTCGTGAAGACCGGCGATCCACCCTGCGCGCCCACGGTGTAGCTGACCACGTTCTGGTCCATGAACCAGTCGAAGCCGAGCGTGTTGGCGCCCATCTGGCCTTTCGTCCACTGGTTAGACAGCGCGCCCTGCGGGTTGAACAGGCCCTTCAGCGAGTCCACCGTCGCGGCCTGCGACCACGGATCCATGACGATGCGGCGCTTGCCGTCGCGCGGCACGGCCTCGGAGTCCAGCAGCGCGCCGGCCTGCAGCCAGGGCAGCGCGCCAGTGGGCGAGGAGCCGGGCACGCCGACGGTGTTGGCGATGGCCTGATAGCCCGCGACGGCACCGTCGAAGTCCAGCTTGTTGGCGATCGTGGCCACGACGGGCTTGACGACGCGGTCGCTGAACTCGTCCAACGACAGCGCCAGGTCGGCGGTCGTGAACTGGGTGTCGACGTGGAACTGCTTGGTCAGCGCCACCGGGATCGACGTTTCGTTGAAATCCTCGACGTTGAGGCCGGGGCCCAGGGTGCCCTTGAAGCGGGCGGGCTTGCGGACGTTGACGACCGCGCCGATCTTGGCGCCGGTGACTGCGAACTGGTCGTCGTAGTCGCGGCAGATCTGGCCGACGAGAACGCATTCGTTCTCGAGCACCATCAGCATTTCGTTGGTGATCTTGCTGACGGTCAGCAGGGTATTGGACATGTTGCTCTCTCAGAAATGGCTGGGGCGCTCGCCCCGTTGCTCACTCCCGGATCACGTGATGCGGCCGGCTTTGCGCGCGGCCTTCCACTCTTCGAACGACATTTCCGACTCGTCTTTTCCGACGGAGGTGGTGCCGCCCTTGAGGGGCTCGTGAGGCTCCGGGGCCTTGAAGGGTTCGCCCTTTGCGGCAGGGGCAGCAGCCGGTGCGGCGGGAGCCGCGGTCTTTCCACCATCAGCAGCGAGTTGCTCGCCGAGCTTCACCACCGCAGCGACGGCCGCCGACGGGCGCATGGCCGCGATGCGGCGCGCCTGGTCGGGATCCTTCGCCAGGTGGTACGCGACCCGTGGGCCGGCGTCGACGACAGCGTCCAGCACGACCTGCGGGAAGATGACCTCTGCCGCGCCGACGACAGCGTCGAAGTCGGGCATGTCGTCCTTGCCGGCTTCGATCTGCGCCTTCCAGTTGTTGGCGACCTGCGCCTGGGCTGCCGCGGCGCGAGCCTCGGCGTCCTTGCGCTTGTCGGCGGCGATGCGTTGGTCCACCTTCCAGTCGGTGAGCGCGTCCGTGTATTGCTCATCCGAAGCGAAGTTCTTTCGCTCCGGACGGGGATCGGCTTCCTTCTGCTGGGCCGGCGTGTGCAGCGCGGCAATCTGGCGTTCGGCCTCTGCGAGGCGATCGCGCAGCTCCTGCGCTTCGAGCCGAGCGGCCTCGGCCTCGAGGGCCTTGGTCTCGGCTTCCGTGCGCGCGGCGTTGCGCTCGCCCACCAGTTCGGCGATGCGGGGCGCGACCTTCTTGACTCGTGCTTCCTTGCTTTCGGCGGTCTCGGTGCCTTCGGTCTTCGTCTCGGTCTTGCCCTCGGTGGGCTGGGTTTCGCCAGCCGGGGGCGCGTCATCGCGCTTGGGCAGACGGGAGGCGTAGAACTCGGCAGCGTTTTCGCTGGTGACGGTGGTGATGTCAGGCATGGGGTTTCCCACGGTTTCCACGGTCTGCGGGCCGGGACGGGCGCATGAAAAAGGCCGCCGGAGTTGCCTCGGGCGGCCTGGTCATCGCGAGCTGTGCGCGTTCAGCTCGTGACGGGTTCGTTCTGTTCGGCGAGTTGCGCCGTGCGGCGGTCTTCGGCCTCGATCTCGGCCATCAGGTGCTTGCCGTCGATGTGCTTGCCCATGAGGGCGGCCATCGCCTGGATCTCGGCGATCGTGAGCTGCGTGGAGGCGCGGAACTCGGTGTCGTGACGCTTCGTCGCGTCGCGCATGGCGATGTCGTGCGTCTTCGTCACGAGCGTGGCGCCGTGGCGCACGTTCTCCTGCTCCTCGCGGAAGTGCAGGCGGTCGTTTTCGTTCTTCTCGGTGACCAGGTGACGACCGTCCTGCGCATGTTCCTTGATGCGGATCTGCTCCAGGCGGTACTTCTTCTCGAGCTCGGCCTCCTGCAGGGCTTGCTGGAGCTGCTGCACCTGTCCCTGGAGCTGCTTGACGATGGTCTGCGCCTCTTCGGGCAGGTCCGGCATCATCTCGGCTTGCGCGATCGGGTTGGCGGCGGCCAGGCGGTCGGCCAGGTCGCGCGAGCCCGCCCAGTCGAAGTGGCGCACCACGACGTCGTCGGCGACCGTGGCGATCTTTTCGCCCAGCGGCGTGCCGAGCAGCTTCATCATGTTGTCCGCGGACTCGATGCGCTTCGTGTTGTAGCCCGGGCCGGTGTCCATGACGATGTCGTAGCGACCCACGGACACGTCGTTGAGGATCTGCACCGTTGCCGCGCCGTCGGCCTGCTTGCGCTGGTTCAGCGTCACGGTGTCGGCTTGACCGTCCTCCCCGATGATGCGCATCACGCGGTCCGGACCGTAGATGTGGGGCATCAGGTCCAGGCAGATCAGGCCCACCGCACGCAGCGCGCGGCACGTGTTGTCGTAGAAGTGGAAGTTCGAGATCTCCGAGGCCATCTGGTGGCGGCTCAGGGCGATGCCCGACGGATCCTGTTCGCGGTCACCCATGCTCGCGTCGAAGATGCCAGCGACGGCCTTCATGTCTTCGGCCGAGTTGTTGGCCGCGGTGACGTTGGCCGCGGGGATCTGCTGCGGCGGCTGGCGCTGCGGAGGCGGCAGCGCGGCGCCGGACTCGTCGTAGATGACCTTGTAGCTCAGGACGGAGTAGCTCTTCGTGTTGGCCTGCTCCCACTCGGGCTCATGGCCTTCCATCTGGCCCTCGGCCATGACCCAGGGCGCCTTCGGCGCGAGCGCGACGATCTCGGCCTCGCTCGTGCGCCAGAAGTTGTACATGCGCTGCGGGTCGACCAGGTTCTCGACCATCCCGGAGATCTGCACGTCGCCGTCGACATTCAGGCGGTTGCCGTAGACCGGCACGATCGGGATGTAGCGGCCGGCCCAGTCCTTGGACTCCAGCACCTCGCGCGCACTGCACATGTGCACGCGCACCTGGCGGCGATAGCTGGGGCGCTCGCGCAGGACCTCGAGTTTGAGGTCCGCGACCACGCGCGGATCCATCTTCGACTTGAAGCCGCTCCAGCCGTTCGAATACTCGATCAGCGTGTCGGCGACCTTCTCCACCAACCAGTATTCGCCGACCCGAACCTCGCTCTCGGTGGCCCAGTCGGCATCGTCGCCCTCGGACAGTGAGCGGAAGTCGCACGGGTCGGCATTGGGCCAGCGACGCTTGAAGTCCTCGCGCCGCAGCATGGTGACGACCAGCACCTGCTCGGCGTCTAGGCCATCCGGCGAGGTGCTCTGCGGGTCGTAGAACACCGTCATCGGGTTGTCGACCGAGTCGATGAAGATGTCCTGGTCGAAACTGTCCTCGGCGATGTAGCGGTGCGCCACGCGCAGGTAGCCGCGGCCCGTGCGCACCTGGAACTCGCTGGCGGTGTCGTAGGCGATGTCCGCGTTCGAGTTGACCTCGATGTGGCGCAGGACGCCCTTGATCACCTCGGCCTTGTCCACGTCAGCGCCGTCGGCCACCGGGTGCACCGTCATGCGCGGGCGCTGCTGGCGCATCTGGTTGATGACCTGCCTGCAGAACGCATCCGTCTTGTTGATCGTCAGGCAGGGCCGGTTCTCGAGGTCGCGCTGCACCTGGATGCTCGAGGGCCACTGGTTCTCGCCGCTGGCAAAGCGCAGCGCCGCGACAGCCTTCTTCCGGGTCTCGGACTCGGCGGCCTCGGCGACGCGCATGAACTTCAGGCAGGCCTGCAGGACCTCGCTCATCCCATCCACCCGCCGACAACGGCCTCGCGCCGGCGCACCGGCTTGGATTCGGTCTTCTCGGCCACCGTCAGGGCCGGGAACAGCTCGGCGAAGGCCCACACGAAGGCATCGGCCCGGTTCGGGCTGTCCTCGCCCATGTAGCCATGCGTGGTCATCGCCGAGAGCTCGTCCTCGAGCGCATGGAAGTAGCCCACGAAGCGGATGCGGCCGGTCTCGGTCAGCGCAGACACCGGCTCGGCGCGCACCACCTTGCCGCGGCTGGCCGTGACGGCGCGGAACGGCACCGGCAGCAGGCCCTGATCCTTGCGCGCGGCCTGGATGACCTGCTTGACCATCGCGCCGCCGAAGTTGACCTCGGCCACGACCTTGTCGGCGCCCCAACGCTCATAGGCGTTGCTCACCACCTTGCCCCACAGGCCCGGGCCGCCCTTGACGGTCAGATCCTCGAGCACGTAGCCGTTGCCGTCGACGCCCAGGCCCGCCACGATCACGCCGATCGCGTCGTTCTCGATGTTGTCGTCGTCATCGGCGCCGCTGGGGTCGACCGCGACCACGATGCGCTGCATGTCGGGCAGGTCCGTGGAGTCGAGCTCGCGCCACTTGTCGATGTGCTCGGACGGGAACAGCGCGCCGGGGTTGGCGTCCTTGAACTCGCCCAGGAGGAAGCGCTTTTGCATGCGCGCCGACATGCCCTTGAGGGAGTCGATGTAGCCGGCGGCCAGGTTCTCGACGTTGCCGCCCGGGTTCATCTGCAACGCCGCGTAGGCGTTGGGGTTGGGCAGCGGCTTCTTCGTCTCCGGGTCGATCTTCTGGATGAAGGCACGGTATGACCAGTGCGCCTTGTCGGGCGGGTTCTCGTCGTACCACATGCGCAGCGGCAGCTGGCGCTCGATCAGCTGGTCGCCCACCATGATCCGCTCGGTGACCTGCTGCGCGAGACGCGTGAGGGCCATGTTGCGGGCCGCCCAGGAGATCTGCGAGCACTCGTTGAGCGCCACCGTGGCGTACTCGTTGCCCAGGATCTTCTCGACGCGTTCCTTGTCGTCCAGGCCGCCGAACCAGAGTTCGGAGCCGTTCTCGAAGGTCACGAACAGGTCGGCCAGGTGAAGCTCGTACTCCACCTTCGGGAAACACAGCTTCATGACCTTCGGGAAGGTGTCCTGCACCACGGACTGCTTGATGTGGCCCAGGCGGTGCCGAAGCATCGCGTGTCGGCTCTGCGGTGCCTTCAGCGCGCGCACCGACAGGCCGCGGCAGATCAGGAAGGTCTTGCCCGAGCGCGACCCGCCAAACAGCATCGTGTGCATGGCTCCGCCAGCCAGGAGGGCGTTGGCCCTGACCTGGTCGGCGGTGAGCTGGAACATCAGTGCGCTCGGGCCGCCTGCGCGGACGGATTGAGGCGGAAGCCGCCCTCGGGAACCTCGACGCGCTCAACGAACGCCGCACGGATGGTGTTGGCGGCGCTGCGCGCGCCGTCCACCGGGTCGGCGTCGGCCTCGATGTCGATGATCGTCGCGCAGCGCTCCGCCACCAGGGCAATCAGGCGGTGCATGCGCTTGCCCGCTGGCTGCTGGGCGGCGTCGGCCAGGAATTCGGCGATGAGGCGATCGTTCATAGGTCTGCGTCCGAGGGTGCACCGGCGATCACCACGGGGCCGCCATCGCGACCGGTGATCTCCTGCTGGATCTTGGTTCCGTACTTCTTCGGGGCCCGTCGCTCGGCGCGCCACTGCATCGACCACAAGGCCACCTTCGCGCGCTTGGAGTCCATGCGGCCGCGCATCAGCTTCGACTCGATGTCGGCCATGTCCTCTTCGATCGAGTCGGCCTGGGCCGCGAAGGCGCCTTGATAGGCCACGACGAACTCGGGTCGGTCGCCACTGGCCAGCCAGCGCAGCACGGTTCGCTTGTCTGGCATGCCGGGCTGCGTGCAGGCGTTGCGCAGGCTCATGCCACCGGCCACAAGGGCGCAGAGTTCGTCGGCGACCTTCTGCGAGAACTTCGTCGGGGGTCGGCGGGTGGCGGCCATGGTCAGCGCGCCAGCGAATGGCCCCAGCGCAGCTTCGGATGACCGCGCCAGGCGACGCGCAGGCAGGTGCGTTGCCAGCCGTCCCAGTTGATGACGTAGACGCGGCCCACCACGAGGTACACCTGCAGCGGGCCGAGCACGATGGCGATGCTCACGCTGCCTCCAGTGCGTCGATGGCGTGATAAGCGGCTTCGGTCAGCACCAACATGCGCCTGAACGCCGTGCACGCGGCAGGCGACAGCGGATTGCGCTGCGTCTCGGAGACGAATTCGGCACCCGCGATCCGGCTGCGCTCCATGCGCTCGGCTGGGCTGGCCTCGAGCACGCCGGTCAGGTCCTTGTCCTGCAGGATCGCGTAGGTCACCCCGTCCTCGCGGTACTCGGGGAAGGTGAACTCGCCCCACAGCACGACGTCGCCGGGCTTGAGCTGCTCCTGGTCGATGTCGGCGCCCACCGCGATGACCGTGCCGCGGCGGCCGAACTGCACGCGGCTGTCGACGATGCCCTTCGAGGCGGCGATCACGATGCCCGCGGATGAGATGTCATCGCGGACGGGGTCGGGCAGCACCTGGATTCGGTCGCGGAGCAGGCTGAGGGGCATGTTTGGGCACCGGTTTGCGTGGGGGGACGAGGGTCTTGAGGGCTGGCATCGCAGGCTTTCGGGTTCCGTGGAGGGCCGGCCATCGGGCTCACGCGCTGTGCACGCGCTGGTCGGCTGCCGTTCGCTGCCGCGCTCGGAACGACGGGCAGCTCGCCGTCGATGTTCCCCGCCGCCCAGCCTCGCAGATGGGCGGCGGCCCTCACCGAGCTGCGAGGGTCTGAAATCGGTCCGGAAACGAAAAAGCCCGCGCTGATTGCTCAGAGCGGGCTCAATGTCTTTGCGCTTCGCCATAGGCGACGCCGCGGCCGAACTGTAGCATCGTTGCGCGGGGTTCCGCAAACTCCAGCAAACCGCATAGCGCTCCATGGCGTCTCAAATGCTCAGCAGTTTCCTGGCCTCGTCGACGACCGCGTCCAGGTGCTTTCGGGTGAGCTCGTTCGGGTCGCCATGCAGGTCCTCCATGGGCACCTTGAACGCGACGTGACGCGACCGTGGCAGGTCGTAGCGGAAGAACATTCGGTGCGCGAAGACCTCGTACTGCTCGCGCAGCATGCCGGCCGGGCATTGGCATGCGGCGTTGAGGTGCTTCTGGATCGCCGCGGCGCTGATGCGGGTCATTCGATGAGCCCTCCGCTGACCAGGCGCAGGATCAGCCACTTGCGCGCATGCGCCAGCACCCGATCACGCTCGGCTGGGAAGGCCGGCAGCCGCGGCGAGGTGAAGGCCGACGTGCCCAGGCACAGCGACCTGGCCATCACGTAGGCCGCCGACCGGTAGGGCTCGGCCATGTTGTCGACGTGGGCCTGCATCGCGCGCATGACGACCTGCTCCTCGTCGTCGTAGAGGGCGCCGTTCTCGTCGTCGTACTGGCGGCTGGCGATGTAGTCGCCGACGACCGTGCTGCGGCCGGCGTGGCCGCGCGCGGTGCTCCTGCCCTGCTCCATTTGCCAGTGATGCCACCGCGACAGCAGGTCGTCCAGCGCGTCGTTGCGCTGCTGCTCGAGGAGATCGGACCAGACGCTCATGCCATCTCGCCGAGGCACCAGTGCGCGATGAGGATCGACTCCGCGCGGTTGTGGTCCTTGGCCCGCGTGACCGGCGCCGACGGGTACAGGCGCAGCGCGCATTCGCGGCTCTCGGTCTTCGCCTCCTTGCCGCCCTTGAGCCCGAAGTCGCGTTTCCACGTCGGGCTGGGGAACAGCACATTGCGGCCCCATAGCGGCGAGGCGAACAGGCCGCGCAGCGCGCCGAAGGTGTCGAACTGGCTCGCGATGGTCTGCGCCGGCAGCGAGGGCATGGCGATGGGCCGCTCGATCGCAACCGCGACGTCGTGGTCGCCGAAGGCGTGTCGCTGCGACCACTCGCCCAGCAGCTTGCGCAGCGTGGCCACGTCGAGCCAGTTGCGCATGCTGCCGCCGGCGGTGCCGTTGGACTGCACCGGCAGGTCGGCGCATTCGAGGAGGCGCGGGCCATGCGAGTCCAGCACGCTGATGGCGCCGGTCAGGCCGGGATCGATGCCGAGGACGATCATGCGGCCTCCAGCAGCGCGCCGCGCGCGTCGACGAACAGCGGGCACCAGGCGCCATCTCGATGCCTCAGCACCGTGCCGTCGACGGGCTGTTGCAGCGGGTCGCAGAGGCTGGATTTGCATCGCGCGCAGGCGCGTGACTGGGGGCAGCATGCGGAGGGCTCGCACCTCGCCAACCGGTGGATCTCTGGCTCAATCGGCGCCATGAACGTACTCCTCGTCGCGCTCATCCGGCTCCGCGTACGGCCTGACGGCCTCGCGCAGCGTTGGCATGGCGGGCAGCATGGCCTGGCGCTGCGGCGGCTTGGCCGCGTGTCCGCTGTGGCGCCGCGCGTCGCATTCGCTGCACAGGCGCTTGCCGAAGTCGCAGGTCCACCGGCGGTTGCAACCTGCGTTCGAACACAGCAGGGAGTGGTCGAGCGACGGCAGTGCGCCCGTCGCGTTCTCGTCGAAGCGTTGTCGGTTCATGACGCGTCCTGGTGGTACTTGCCCTCGATCAACTTCGCCCAGTTGGCCGGCTTGACCAGCCATTCGAGCTCAACGACGAATGGGCGTTTGTCCGGCGCGGTGCTGGCGCGTCCGGTGAGGAATCGGCTCTTGCCGACGTAGGCGAAGAGCTTGCGGAGATAGGCCAAGCCCGCGGCCTGATCGGGCCAGCGCTTTTCCTCGGCGGTCTCCCGCCAACGGGCTCGGAGGTGGTCGGCTCGGGCGCCCTTCCACTGCGATGGCACGTGCTGCGGCAGTGTGGGCAGCACCTCGGCCCAGAGGGCGAGCACGGCGCCATGCGGGCAGTCCGGCGGACTCCAGGGGATTCCCCGGATGTCGTCGACGAGGGCGAGCTGCGGGTGGTCGTCCGGCGGACGAGCACGATCAACCCCGTCAGGGGTTGAGGTATTGGTTTTTACAGAGTCTCCCTGTCCCTGTCCCTTTACTGTCCCTGTCCCTTGGTGAACGTCACGACTTTCGCCACGTGCAACGTCACGTTGTTCGTCACGTTGACCGTTACGGTCGTCGTCACGTTGTTCGTCACGTGCGCGCTTTTTCGCTTCTCGGGCTTCCGTGGCGGCCTTGGTTCGGGCCCGCTGGGCGACCTTCGCGCTCCAAGATTCGAGGGCCTTTTTCGCCACCGTCTCGTGGTACAGCCGGCCGTCGTCGCACTTGACGAAGTTGGCGAGGACGCGATCCTTGATGCGGCGCCATTCCTTCTCGTCGCAGCGCGCGAGCTCGGCGAGCACCTCGTCGTCGTCGGGAAGGCTGGCGGCCGGCACTTGGTGCCAGGACTCGCACCAGAGCGACATGGCGGCGTGGCCCAGGCGCGGATCCTTCTTCGCCTTGATCCAGAGCGAGGAGGACAGCAGCGTGCGCACGTCGAGTGGCATGAAGCCGAAGTCGCGCAGGTCGACCTCGGCAGGCACCAGGGGTGCGGGGGGCGTGGTTTCTGTCATGCGTCGGCCGCGTCCTGGTTGACCCAGTGCGGCGCGTCATCGATCCAGATCTGGACCTGGTGGCCGAGAAATTCCATGTGCGGCCGCTTCGCCCGGCGCGCGGTGTAGACGATCCGATCGACCTTGCCGTGCAGCTGGCGCATGACGTCGGCGCCTTCGAATTCGTGGCGCATGGTCACGACGAAGACCTGATGGCCACGGACACGGGCACTCACGATGAAAGCCAGCCAGAGCTCGGGATCGGCCGTGTAGGTGCCGTCGTAATCGAGTGCGATCAGCATGCGGCAGCCTCAGCTTTCACCACGCAGCGCGCGGCCAAGTCGACGAGCCAGCGGGCGAGCGCAGGCGGGGTGGCTTCGCGCCAGTATTTCGTGACGATCTTCAGCGTGCGCGGCACACCGCGTCGCGGCTTGATGACGCCGGTGGGCGTGCCTCGGGGGGGGGTGGGCGGCAGATCGTCGACGGCGCAGCCGACGACATAGAGCCACGTCAGCTTCTCGGCCGGGTGCCCCCAGTCGCACTGCCGGATCTCGATCGTGTAGCCGCCGTAGGCGTCGGGGCCTCGGCCGGGCAACGGCAGGCCCAGGTACTCCCACAGCGTGGACTCGGCCGGGTGCTCCAGCACTCCACCACTCGCGCGCACGATCCAGACGGCGAGCACCGCGTGTTGGCGCTCTTCCTCGGTGGCGTGGCTGAACTGGCGCAGGCGGCCCCAGCCGCGGCACATCGGGTGCGCGATGACGCGCGAGCCGCCGCGCCAGCGCCGCGCATCGCGCTCGATGTCGTAGACGTCGCACTCCGGCATCGTCTTGTAGACCGAGTCGGCGCGGGCGAAGAGGACGGCGACGGTCATGCCAATGCTCCACGTCCCGTCACCGGCCCGACCATCCATGCCGGCGGCGTTAGCACCTGCGCGTCGATCGGCTGCCAGAGGTGCAGGCAATGCGGGTGGAAGTTCACGTAGTCGCTGGCGGCCGGGTGGTACTGGAGCCCCCATTCATCGGGGCCGAAGAAAAGGTCCTTGACCTCGCACATCTCGTCCCAGGTGGGCGTGCGGTCAGGTCGCGAGACGCTGACGTGGCGCCACCCTTCTCCCTCGCTGGCAATGACGTGCACGGTCTGGCGATTCGTCTTCAGTGGCACACGGAACGCGCCGCTGTTGCCGAAGCTCTCGTCGCTGCCCATCCGCCCTTCGCGGATGCGGAACTGGTTGGGGACTCGCATTGCCTCACCCCGGAATCGACTGCAGCAGCGCGCGCGTGACCATGAACACGAAGCGCTTGCCGGTGCCGTCACGCAGCACGAAGTCGACGGATGCGCGGCCGCTCTCCATGCCGCCGCGCACGACGATGACTCGCTCGACCTCGATCGGGTGCACGCTGGCGTCGTCGGCCCAGTTGAAGCCCTTGGCGATCGCGTCCGCCGCCCCGTCGCAGACGGTGATGCTCAGGTGTTGGTGGATTGGGTTGACGGGGTCGGTCATGCGATTCCTTTCAAAGAGGCCAGGGCCCGGGTGAACTCGGTGGCCAGCGCCTCGACCCGCGCAATGGCGCGCGCCTGGCGCTGCTCGTCGCTGGTCAGGTACTTGGCCGCGAGGTATTCGATGACTGCCGCTGCGTCACCGGTGTTGCGGAAATACGCCTCGAGGTCGTCGACGTTGAAGCGCTGGGTGTCGCTGTCGCTCGGGCTGAGCTTTCGCGACAGCGTCGACGGGCTCATGTCCATGTCCATCGCGATCGTCTTGGCCGGCTTGGCCTGGACCTGCACGCGGTGGGCGATGAACTCGCGCAGCGTCGAGAACCGCTCGGGCAGCGCCGGCTCAAAGTTCAGCGTCAGCTGGGACGGCGCAACGGACGTCATGACGCGTTTCCATGCGTTGCCATCTCGGCGCGCGGCAAAAAAACGAGACTGACGTCATGAACCCGACCACCGACCAACACCAGCGTCGCCGCCTGCGCGGGCTGGAACGAGACGATCAGCAGCGCGCAGCCAAAGGCGATGAGCACCAGGGCCACGATGAAGCGAGCGGTGGCCACGAGTCAGGCCTCCTGCTGCTCAAGCGGCGGCGCACCCTCCGCGCCAACCAGTTCCGGCCAGGTGACGTGCCAATCCCGGCGAAGCTGCCAGCGGCGGATGCGCCCTTCCGTCTTGCGCTCCACGATCGACGCCTGGGTGGCGTCCATGTCGCGGCGGCCGCTCAGGCACTGGTAGAGGTACTGCTCGTTGACGCCTGCCCTCTCGGCAAGCTCCGCGCGCTCTTTCGGGGTGATCTGTGCGTCCATGCCCCGCACTCTAGCCGTTGGCTAGCTTTCACGCAAGCTGGAGGCTAGATGCCGACTCTAGCTTTCTGCTCGAATTCGGGCATGGACATCAGCGACATCTGGGACGCACACCTTCGAGCGATCGTCGACGAGATGGCGCCCGGCGATGCGAACGTGCGCGGACTCAAGCGCCCGGCGTTCAAGGAAATCGCCGCGCGCACGCGCAAGAGCGTCGAGTATGTCTACCAGGTCTATTCCGGCGTCAAACGCGTCGGCCCGGACTTCGCATCTGCCCTTGACCGTGAATTCGCTCACGGACGGCCGCCTGGCTGGATCAACGTTGCGCCGCAAAAGAGCGATGGCGCAGCGGATGAGCCAGTCCAGCCCGACCATACGGGGAAAAGAGAGGGCCTGGGTTTGAACGAATTCCTGAATTACCTGAACAGCCTGTACCCGCAGGCGGCACTAACCCCGGAAGAGGTCATCGAGGAGGCGGAGGCCTATCGCGAGTACGCCTCTAAGCGCGTGGCCAACCGGATCCTGAAGCAGCGTTTCCAGGCTCCCGGCCCGGTGGCTGACTCCCGCGTCGAAGAGGCATTCGCCGAGGCTCAGCGACGAGAGCGGCGCAATGCGCCGCCGCCTGACCAGCAGCTTGTCGAGAGCCCGATTTCCAAGCGGTCCGGCCGCGCCAGCGACAAGAAGAAAGGTGCCTCATGAAGCCGCCTTTCAGCCTGGTTCCCGACGCCGTATCGAACGACACCGTCGAGGCGCTCGCGCAGCTCCTGGACATGGCGCGCCGTGGCGATTTGATCGGCTTCGCGTTCGCCGCGATGCTCAAGCGGCGCAAATACTTCGTGAACGTCGCGGGGGAGGCCTTTCGCAATCCCACCTTCGCCCGGGGATGCGTGAGCGTTCTTGACGACGAGCTGGGACAGCGAATCAGAGGAGAGAGGAATGGTCTTTAGAACGATCGGCATCGCATGCAGCCTGGCTGCGGCGCTCGCAAGCGCTGATGCGCAGGACGCGATAAAAATCAAGCAGCCGCCGCCGGCCCGTGCGCTATCTGCGCCGCCGGCCGCGAATGGGAATGGCCGCTTTGTCTTCGGCCAGGTCAATGACATTCGGGCGGACCAATACATGCTGGACACCAAGACGGGCCGCATGTGGCAGATGTTCAAGAGACCGAACTCCGAGGAGATGGAGCTCGTGCCCGTGGTCTACATCTCGGACGATCGATCGTCCGCGAATGCGACACCGCCTCAATAGAGGTCATCTGCCGCCCCTCCACCATGCCCGCCCTGAGCGGGCTTTTTCTTGCCCGTCGAAAATTTATCTAGCCGGCCGCTTGACTTTATCTAGCCGTCGGCTAGGATGACCTCACTTGCCCAACAAGACGCCGCATATCGCGGCCCAAGGCGAGAGGAGGCTAGCAATGAAGTACCAACCGATGAAGCTGACGACCGCGCAGAAGCTGCTGGTCGCCATGGGCCTCGATGACCTTCGCCTGGTGTCGCACCACGGCGGCAAGCGCGAGAAGTGCACGAAGCGCGGTCCCGGCCGCAAGCACCAGCAGGGGCTCGAGCACGGCACGGCCGCCAAGCCGCCGATCGGTCACTGGCTCGGCTTGCACAAGGCGAGCGCCGAGAAGCGCCTGCGCCGCGCCTGCATGAAGCTCTCGGGCATCCGCCAGCACAAGCGCGCCCAATACGACGCCCGTGACTTCGGGGAGCTGGCATGAGCGCCGCCCGCGAGATCACCAAGGAACGCCTGAAGGGCTGGGACGCCTGCGCGGACGGCTATCGCTGGTTCCTGGCCAAGTTCCCCAGCGGCAGTGCCGATCTGCTCGCGGTCTACGAAGCGCTCAACATCGACAAGCGCTACGACGATTCCGCATGGCTGATGGACCGGTTCTTCAGCACGCTGGAAGGCAGCAAGCCGCTGCGCGAGAAGCGCTCCTGGCTGGCCGTCGACTGGCTCCTGCGCGTGCATACCCCCGCATGGCTCGCGCTGTCGCCCGCGACCGCCGAGCACGCGGCGCAGCTGCGTGCGCTGGCCCCGATCACGAGCGAGCCTGAGCTTGCGAAGGCGCAGGTCGCACTCGATGCTGCGCGGCGCGCAGCGGCCGCCGCCAGGGACG